CCTCCGGTCGAAGCAGCTCCCGCTGCTTAATCGTCTTTAGGCACAGTTGTTCTACTTGATGTAACTGTGCCTATTGACACCTTTTTGTCTTTCTGTTCTACTGGAGTCATTATGAAACCTCTTCATCGTCACAATGCCAATAAGCACAAGAGTGCTGGTTCATTTAAACGCAATATATCAACGACTAAGTTGATTAACATCACTGCCGGCCCAATGCGCGGTGGTATCCGTTTGTAAGGTCTAGGTGTGCACATCACTTTGGTCACATCCTACTCATGGCCCTACGAAGTGCGGTCAGTGCATAGAGTGCCGTTTAGCTTATTCGAGAGAATGGGCTATTCGTATAACTCACGAGCAACAGATGCACAAGGTGTCTTGTATGCTAAACCTCACGTATAACGATGATTGGCTACCTGAACATGGTCAACTTTTTAAAGATGACCTACAAAGGTTTTTCAAGCGTTTGCGTAAGGCTGGTTATAAGTTTCGTTATGTTGCCTCAGGTGAGTATGGTGATCTTTCTCGAAGGCCTCATTTTCATATTGCGTTATTTGGTTTGGATTTTGCTCATGACCGTTTACGGTTTGGCAGTTCTAATGGTGATTTTACTTTTACTTCTGCAACCGTCTCTAAGTTATGGCCTAGGGGTAATCATTTGATTGGTACCCTTAATTTTGAATCCGCTGCATACATTGCCCGATATATCTTGAAAAAGATTAAGGGCTTGCAAAAGCCTGAACCGTTATATGTTGATGAAGTTACTGGTGAAGTTGTTTTGCCTAATCCCGAGTTTTTAGTTATGTCTAAAGGCATTGGCCGTTCTTGGTTTCGGGATTTTTTCATGTCGGATGTTTTTCCGCATGCTTCTGTTATTACTGCTCAGGGCTCTAAAGCCCCAGTCCCACGTTTTTATAAAACTTTGTTAAAGGAGGTTGGATCCGATCTTGCACTGGATATGCAGTATAGGTCTTCGGTAAGAGCCGAGTTAGACCTTGAGCGTAAAGCTTATGAGAACCTTCCGGTTCGTAAGTCTTCGCGTTCTCTTGTTAGCTCTTCTAGAGCTTCTCTTTCAAAACGTATAATTTAAAGGTCATATCATGATTTTATTTGTTGTTTGTGTTAAAGATCGCGCTGCCGATGTTTTTAACCGTCCGTTTTTTGTTCCTCATCGTAATGTAGCTATTCGTGATTTCACTGATGAAGTGAATCGTGTTGCTACTGATAATCAGCTTAATAAGCATCCTGATGATTTTGATTTGTATTTGCTTGGTGAGTTCGATGATTCTCGTGGCGCATTTGTAAATAATGAGCCTCAGGTCCTTGTTCGTGCTAAGGATGTTTTGCAGTCGTCATGACCCTTGTGGCCCTTCGGGGCCACTTTTTTTTAATTCTTTTTGGAGTTATTTATGTTTCACAATAAATCGGTTGATGCACATAATTTTGCCATGGTGCCCCGTGCTGACATCCCCCGCTCTAGATTTTCTATGCAGAAAACTCTTAAGACCACTTTTGATAGTGGTTTTTTAGTTCCTATTATGTGTGAAGAGGTTTTACCCGGAGACACATTTAATGTTAATGTTACTTTGTTCGGCCGTTTGGCTACCCCAATATTTCCGGTTATGGATAATCTCCATTTGGACTCGTTCTTTTTCTTTGTTCCTAATCGTTTGGTTTGGACGAATTGGGTTAAGTTTATGGGGGAGCAGGATAACCCTGCCGATTCTATTTCTTACACTATCCCTCAACAGGTATCCCCAGCTGGTGGATACGCTATCGGGTCCTTACAGGACTACCTTGGTTTACCGACTGTGGGTCAAGTTACCGCTGGTTCTACGGTTTCACATTCGGCGTTACCTACCCGCGCCTATAATTTAATTTATAATCAATGGTTTAGGGATGAGAATTTGCAGAATTCTCGAGTAGTTGATAAGGGCGATGGCCCTGATGCTAATGCTTCTACTAACTACGCTATTCTTCGACGCGGTAAGCGTCATGATTATTTCACTTCTTCTTTGCCTTGGCCTCAAAAGGGTGGTACTGCTGTTACGTTACCTTTGGGCACAAGTGCTCCTATTAAAACTAATGCTCCTGCTTCGGGTAATCGTGTTTTAACTATTGCTTCGGCTACTGTTGCTTCTGATCGTTTGAAAACTGATCAGACTTATTTGTACAATGAAGGTACAAATTATGTTGCTGCTGATGCTTATCCTATGTTTGCTGATTTAAGTCAGGCTACAGCTGCTACTATTAATCAGCTTCGTCAGTCTTTTCAGATTCAAAAGCTTCTTGAACGTGATGCTCGTGGTGGTACTCGTTATACCGAGATTTTGCGTTCTCATTTTGGTGTTACTTCCCCAGATGCTCGTTTGCAACGTCCTGAGTATTTAGGTGGTGGTTCTACTCTTATCAATATTTCACCTATTGCTCAGACTAGTGGTACTGGCCAGACTGGACAGGCTACGCCTCAAGGTAATTTGGCTGCTATGGGCGTTTATCATGCTCATAATCATGGTTTTACTCAGTCTTTTGTTGAGCATGGTTATGTTATTGGTGTTATTTCTGTTCGCGCTGATTTAACTTATCAGCAAGGTTTACGACGTCATTGGAGTCGTTCTACTCGTTATGATTATTATTTCCCTGCTTTTGCTATGCTTGGTGAGCAAGCTGTTCTTAATAAGGAAATTTATGTGACTGGTGGTTCTGGTGATACTAACGTTTTTGGTTATCAGGAACGTTGGGCTGAATATCGTTACAACCCTTCTGAGATTACTGGTTTGTTTCGGTCTACTGCTACGGGTACTATTGACCCTTGGCATTATGCACAGAAGTTTACTTCTTTGCCTACGTTGAATTCAACGTTTATTGAGGATACTCCTCCTCTTGCTCGTAATCTTGCGGTTGGTTCTGCTGCTAATGGTCAGCAGTTTTTGCTTGATGCGTTTTTTAATATAAACGCTGCTCGTCCTCTTCCTATGTACTCTGTACCTGGGCTTATCGATCATTTTTAAGCCTCTATCATTCCCTTCGGGGAATGATTGAGGGAAAGGTTTTTATGTTTGATTTTTTGAAGGATGTTGCTAGTAAGGTTGGTGATGTTTTTACGCCTGCTATTTCTTCTGCTGCTGCTACTCTTGGTGGTTTTCTTGGTCAACAAGGAACTAATGCTCAGAATATGCAGATTGCTCGTGAGAATACTCAGTTTCAGGAGCGTATGTCTAATACTGCCTATCAACGTCAAGTTAAGGATATGGAGGCCGCAGGCCTTAGTCCTATGCTTGCTTATTTGAAGGGCGGTGGTGCTTCTACTCCTACTGGTTCTATAACGCAAGTTCAGAATCCGTATGCTGCCGGTGCTACTACCGGTTATCAGTCTGCTCAAACTTCTCTTGCTCATAAGCAAGTTCCTAAAGTTGGTGCTGAGATTGAGAATATTGGTGCCCAGACTATTAAGGCTAGGGCCGATACTCTTTTATCTCTTGCTAATAAGGAATTGTCTTTTGCCTCTGCAGATGAGAAGCGTCAGCATATTAATCTTATGGATGCTCAATCCAAGAAGATTGTTGCAGAGACTAAGAACATTCCTATTGAAGGTGATCGTTTGGTTGCTGTTATTAAACAGCTTGAATCGTCTGTTAAGCTTATTGAAGCTCAGACGTTGACTGAAGAGCAGCGTAAAGCTCAGATTTTCGCTTTAGCTCTTAAGACTTTGAATGAATCCGATTTGGTTGCTGCTGATCTGAAAGCTATTCAGCAGGCCGATAATTTGGGTAAGGAGTTCGGACAGTACAAACCTTTGGTTGATACTGTTATGAATATTTTTCGTATGTTGCGTCGACCTTAAGGAGTTTTTATGTTATTTGCCACTGCTTATGATAATTTTGATGCTCGTTCTGACGAGTTTGGTTTGAAGTGTTTGGATGATAGTTTGACTCAGCAGCAATTTCGCGATGAGTCTGATATTAATAATATTGTTGATCGTTTTATGAAGACTGGTCATTTACCTGATCCAGTCTCTATGCCTCAGTATGTTGATTATGAGGGTGTTTTTGATTTTCAGTCTGCTATGAATGTAGTTCGCCAGGCTGATGAGAATTTTATGCGTATGGACGCTAAAGTTCGTTCTAGATTCCATAATTCTCCACAAGAGTTTTTGGAGTTTTTCGCTGATCCAGCGAATGGTGAGGAGGCGGTTCGCCTAGGTTTGGCTGTGGCCAAACCAAAGGAGAGTCCTCCGGTCGAAGCAGCTCCCGCTGCTTAATCGTCTTTAGGCACAGTTGTTCTACTTGATGTAACTGTGCCTATTGACACCTTTTTGTCTTTCTGTTCTACTGGAGTCATTATGAAACCTCTT